GCCCGCGCCTTTGTGATTTTGATATTACCGGCGGCGTCCTGATCCACGACCACGTTATCCATGCACCATCGCAGGACTGGATGTCCGCCATGGGCCAGCTTCTTTTCCAGTGTCAGTTTGAACAGCTCTTTTGTCGGTGGAGACATTGACTGCATGCCCTGGCCGAAGGGAACGACCGTCATACCTTCATCGCTGAGATGCTGTATCAGCATCTGGGAATTCCAGCGGTCATACGCGATCTCACGAATGTCGTATATCTCCCGCAGCTCCATGATTTTCGTCTCGATAGCTGCATAATCGACAACAGATCCTTCGGTTGCCAGGATGAAGCCCTGCTTACGCCAGAGGTCATAATTCACATGGTCACGCCTGGACCGCTGTGTTATCGTTTCCTCCGGCACCCATGCGAAGGGCAGGATGGAGTATGGTTCCTCCGGATTTGTGGGCGGAAACACCAATACCAGCGCCGTGAGGTCCTGTGTACTGGAAAGATCGAGTCCTGCATAACACGGTCGGCCACGAAGCGCCTCTGCGTCAACAGGAGCAGCGCATTTATCCCATTGCTCCATAGGCATCCAGCGAACAGCCTGCTTCGTCCAGATGTTGAGCCGCAGGGTCTTGAATACATTCTCTTCGGACGGGTTCTGTTTCGCTGATTCACATGCTTCCTGGATTGCGGATTCCGGGAAGGTCACGCCCATGGAGGGGTTCGCCTTCCTCCAGACCTCCGGGCTCGTCCAGTCATCCTCCGGGTCGGCGGCATACACGACAGGGTAAATCGTGGGGTCGGTCTTGCGGCCGTCCAGAATGTCTTTTGCCTTCTGGAATAGTTCATATCCGATGGAGTGGATGTTGTCACCCGCTGTAGAGATAATGAACTGAAGGGGTTGCTTACGCGCATCACCGCTGCCCTTGGTCAGCACATTCACCAGATCTGGGTTTTTCTGTACATGAACCTCATCCACGATCACGCCATGGGCGGATACGCCATGCGCCCGGTCAGCGTCGGAGGAAAGCACCTGATAGAAACTGTTCGTCGGCGTGAATATGATTCGCTTCCTGGAATCCAGTATCTTGCACCTTTTCCGCAGCGCCGGAGACAGCCGGATCATATCCGCCGCTACATTAAATACCAGACCTGCCATCTGCCGGTCAGCTGCAGCCCCGTATATTTCCGCCCGCTGTTCATGATCGGCGCAGAGGAGAAACAGGGCAATCGCGGCCGCAAGTTCCGTCTTCCCGTTTTTCTTGGCACAGAAGGTGATGCACTGTTTAAACTGCCTGGTGCCATCTTCCTTTACCACACCGAAAAGGTCACGGATTAGCCTCTCCTGCCAATCGAGCAGTTTGAACGGCTTGTTATAATAGCTGCCCTTGGTGTGCCTAAGGCTCTCGATGAACATAACGGCACGGTCAGCTTTTCCCTTGTCATAATGACTGGTCGGCAGCATGAACCGTGTCGGCTCATACGCTTGTTTTTCCATAACGGATCATACCTCCTTCCATTCTTATACATACTTCCCACAGGACTCTGTGGAATCTTACATCTTTAATCCGACAGCAGTGATTCCAGCAGATCATCATGCGGACTGCCCTTATAGCTTTCAGAGCAGTTTTCCTGAACAATCTGATAGATTTGGAGCCACAGGCTGTTGGAGAGTTTCAGGTAGCTCTGTGCCTCTACTACAAACGGGCTCTGCGTGGGCAGGCCGGTGGTCGGATGCCGGTTCACAAAACCGAACTGGCTGGACACACCCTCGATTTGTATCCACCGGGCGGTCGCCATGGCGTATTCATGCAGCAGGACAGGATTGATGAGATGCGCACAGTTGCGCTCCTTCAACCACTCCCACGTCTCTGTATAGATTTCATCTGCATGAAGTTCGCCCATCCGCTGTTCCGCCGTCATGAAATCCTTGATCGGCGGCATGGAGATATTCTCCAGCTCCGGTGGCTCCGGCAGCTTCATGACGGTTGCTGTTTTCCCCTCTTTGAGCTTCTCCGACAGCGGCTTTTTCTTCCGGCCTGCACCGGGACGCCTGCCACCACGGTTGGTTCCGTCTTTTGCCATGATTACTCCTTTCTGTCAGCGCCAGGCTGACCAATGAGATGGTGCACATTTTTGCACCATCTGACGTTTGATTCCTTTGATTTCCAAACTGCTTTTTTAAACGAAAAGGCATTCCAGGAGCATCTGAGTTTTCCTCAGAATGTGCCCGAAATGCCCAAGTTATAAGGCTTCTTTGGATTTCTGCGCCTTATGAGAATGCCTCTGTACGCCACCCATCGGCCTCGTTTGATTTCTGATTTTTGCACACGGCAGGGCCCGACGGTCTCCGTCCGGAAACGGAAAATCTTCAGATCCCACCCCCGGTCATAATCAAACGGAAATCAAACGGTTTTCAAGCATTATTCACTCTTTTCAAACAATGCCTGCGCCTTTGCTTTCGCCGCATCGATCATTCTCTCATCCAATTCACAATCAGGTTCCTGACTCAGCGTTCCATAGAACACTGCTGTGCCTTCATGCCCGAGCTGTGGGAAGTCCCTGAACAGTTGGTCATCTGCTCTGGAGATAACTTCATCGATCTTGTTCAGCAGGCACACAAGCCTGTCCGCATCCTTTGCGGGAAGGACCCTCGACAGCTTAACTGCTGTCTTGACACCGACGTCGGAAAGCAGACGCGCATACGCTCCGGCCTCCACATACATTTCCATCGTTCTTTCATTTTTGTTTAACATAGTCATGTCCTTTCTCCGTACAACGCCCGGCGGCATAATTTAAAGCCTATCCGCAATGATAGGCTTCTTTAACATCTGGCGAACCATTGACAGGATCCATACGGCCAACGTTTCTTTGATCAAAATATGATTAGGCTGTGCTATGCTCAAAGCAGGGCCATGCTGCTGTCCGGGATCACACTGCTGCTGCAAGGACGATTCTGTGGTAAAAAACGGTGTGGTATTTTTTCTGAGCCCTTATATATATTATTATTTTTATTCTTTATTCTTTAGAAGGAAGAATAGGGAAATACCACACCACAACAGAGCATGAAAACCCTTGCGGCATAAGGGTTTTTCGTCCGTGGTAAAACTGTGGTAAAACTGAAATCAGCATCAATCGTGGTCACTTTTACCACACTTTTATCCGTGTCAGACAATCTTCAGCCTCTTTGAGTCAGGATCCCGACACCTGGCAGCACCCTTTTGCAGGATGAGTTGCTTCATTTTTTACCACACCCATTCTTACAGATACTCCATCGGCGACTGCCCGAGAATAAAATTGCCAAGATCATATTCTGCCCAGGCATCTGGCCTCGGTGTATAATCCCGGAGCACTGTACCTTTTGCATTAGTCACAGTCATGTCCTCATATTTCACGCCAAGGGAGTCTGCAATAGCCGAGAAGAACTTCTTCTTCGACTTGCGGTAGAAATCACCGTATACCTGCTGATACCAACTCTTGTATGCGTCATATACCTTTGTGACCGTAAACGGGTCATCCCGCTTCACCGGGCCTTGCCGCTTCTGCAGAAAATCTTCAAAGAATTCCAGGGCCGTATTGTTCTCCACCTTATATTCCCTGCGCTCCGTCGCAATGCTCTCAGGCTCTGTGAATCTGTACCCGCGCTTTATCACTTCCCGGAAGGCCATAACCGCTTTATACACGATACCGGCGCGTTCCGCATACATCTTATCCAGTAATTCATGATCCTGCTTTTCCGGGGCCAGAACATTTGGACAGTGAATCGGAAGGATACGCTCGAACACCCATTGGCCGTCATCACCACCGAACTTCGGCAGGTTGTTCATGCAGAACCAGAGCATGCCGCGGTATTCAAACTGGAAGGAATCTTGCCCTTTGAACTCAATGAACATGGAATCGCCGCCGGTCGCCAGTTTGAAGGTCTTCAGCTCGGATACCGTCATATAGGACATATCCGATGTGCCTGCAAGCCTCTTTCCGTAGATTGCCGACGTACCAAACCGTGATTCCATCTGCTGAAGATCAATGCCGGTGTAGTTGCCTGGGCCCAAGAGCCGTTCCGTCAGGCGTTTCAGCTGGCTTTTGCCCGTGTCGCCGGGGCCGTACATGAACAGGGATTTCTTCATCCGATGTCCCGGCACGTTGGAAAGACAGGCTCCCATAAACTCAAGAAGCAGGCTCTGTGTCTCCTGATCGCCGTTTGTCAGCGTAGTAAGATACGCATCGAACACCGGCGTCGGTAACTCTTTTCCTGTCCAGTCGCAGGGGATTTTGATCGAGGATAAAACATCGGGACTGTGTGGCCGGATAGTAAGGCTCTGAATGTCCAGCAAACCATTCTGAAAATTGATCAGCGATTCATCTGCATTCATTTCCGTCTGCAAAACGTAATCCAGATCTGTGACCAATTGCTTATACGCTTCATCAATCACGGACATTTTCAGCAGCATTGGATCGTAGTCAATTACAAACGCCTTGATCTCGCCCTTGAACATATCGTCGCTGTAAATCTGATACACACCGTCCCGATAGACGTATTTCTGATAGGAATTTCGTTCTGCTTCCCGTACGAACTTATAGTCGAGGTGACCTCGGACATAATCGGCAAGCAGCGTCGCGCTCACATAGTCCTTCTTCCCGTCATTCAGAACGAAAGGCGGCCGCTTTTTTAGGCTGTGATGGAAGATTCCCTTGCAGGCTCTGATGCCTGCGGCGATAGTTGCTCTGGCATAATCGGCCCGGTCCCACTTGTCGCGATAGAGTGCGGATTCACGGAATATAGCGTCGATGAGAGGCGGATTCGGCCCAGTGCGGAAAGCGATCATGGCACAAAGCGACGCATCCGCTTCCGACTGA